ATGAATTCTCAAGATACAATGAATGAAAATAAAGAACAAGAAACTAAGACACGTGTCTTAAGCGATACAGAGCGCCGCGATTTTGATGGAGTTACCATTGATGAAGCAGGGGATACTGTACATGTTGAATTTACACCTACCCAAAAAGAAGAAGAGCAAAGTGGGTATGAGCAATTTCAAGACTATGGCCCTCGTGTGAAGGTATATCATTTTGGCGGTTCTAGTTGGCTAAGCCGTATCATTATGATTATTGTATTAGCCGCAATTTTAGCAGCTATCGTATTCTTTGGCGGCATCATCTTGTCCATCGTTGGCGTGGTCATCCTAATAGGGGCCATTATCTCCTTTATCTTAGGCTTGTTTTAATGGTATAATATATCTATTATAAAATAAAGCTATAGAACACATTGATAAATAGGGTTCTATAGCTTTTCGTCATATAATCGTCAAAAATAATTAACCAAAAATATTTGCCACGTTATCCGCAGCATTTTTTCTCATTTCATCTGAATAATGAATATATGTTTTAATAACTGTATTTATATTATCTCCAAGTAAACTGGCAACAGTCTGTATGTCTACATTATTACCTAATAATGTAGTAGCGTATGTATGTCTAAACATATGGATTGATTTTCCGGGAAGGAACCGTTGAATCAGTTCATTTAATTGACTGCTTCGACTAGTGCGAAATGGAAATAATCTATCCGATCCGTTACATTGATGCTGTTTTAATAAATTAGAAAGTATAGGTGGAATAGGAATTATACGAATACTATTTTTACTTTTTGGCAATTTAAAGTCATATTTATTACGTTCACATTGTGCCCATTGCTTAGAAATCGATATAGTATTATTGTCAAAGTCTATATCAGACCATTGTAATGCTATAATCTCACCATATCTCGCGCCTGTATATCTTGCTATATTGCATAACAAATAATACGTTGGGTGACTATGTTCAATATTATGTAAAAGCATGTCCATATCTTCTATTGGAATTGTTGTGATTAATCGTGTATTTTGTTTACGATATCTCTTAATGGCGGCACATGGATTATTGCGAATTAACCGATATGGATTGATAGCATAATTAAAAACGGCACGTAGTAATACAATACACAAATTTTTACTTGCCGCTGATTTTGACAAATTAGAAATCAATGTAAAAATATCGGAATGGGTAATATCACGCATTCTTCTGTCATGTAAGGGCTCACAATATTTCTCCATGATATTATTGTAGATCAGTACTGAATTGGCGGATATATTAATCTTTTCCCGAATATAAATCTGATAAAACTGAATAAGCGTTATATCTTTTAGACTGTCATCAAGTGGATTGGTGACAGTCTTTTTTAGTTCCTCAACAATTTGTTGTCCATAGAGTTTTGCCTCTCGTTGAGTAGGAAACCCCTGTTTGGATTTTTGCTTCCATTTTATGCCATCTTTATAACTAACAATGATTTGATAATTGCCATCTTTTTTACGAACCGTCATATTATATTGCATGGTTACACATCCTTGCTATTAACCACGTGATAAAAGAATTCCTCATCTATATCTTCATCTAATTCTCTATCATGAGCGATCCGTTCTATTAAATTGATATGTTCCTTAGAATGAAAGTCATCGTGTTTAATATGTCCTAATTCGTGTAGTACACTAACTCGTTGAGCGTCAAAAGGTTTATTTAAATTTACAAAGATAGTATGACTGCCATCATCATTTAGACATACTACTGCTGTTTGCGTTTTCTTTAATTGCGTATAAACCAAATTAATAGACATAACTATACCCCTCCCCTTGATAGAATTAGTTATCGTGACAATATATATAATCTTACATCACTAGCTAAACTATTAATTTTATAAACAATATCAGATAGTTTTAGATTTATAGAATCAATATCTGTTGAATTATTTTGAACGTCGTCGCTCAAAGCTTGCAAATTATCATTAAAAAATGAGATTTTACTTTCTACCTCGTCTATACGTTTAGATAACTTATCAGAATCATTATTAAAAGAAATATTAGAAACAGCATTAGAAAGAGTATCAACTCTTTGTGTGAGCGTAACAATATAAATTCCTTGTGCCAAAACCGCAATAATTAATATTATAAATAAAGCTATTTGTTTCTTATTCATTTTATTTCCCCTCACGTTTCTTTAATTTACCGATTAAATCAACTACAAAATCAATATCTTCCTTACTCATGTCCTCGGCAGCATCAAATAAGATACGCATGCCGGGGTTATTTTTTAGTTTATTGGCATATTCAGATACTTCAGGGTCAGTATAATAAGTTTCTGATTCCTCTACATATGGGTATAGATCAGGAGAATTATCATATATAACATTTCCTAGCAGATAATCTATAGATACATTTAGGTATTGGGCTACTTGTTGTAATTTATCAACGCTCGGGGACGATTTATCCCAACGAGATATGGTCCCTCGACCAAAGTTCAAATCACTTTCAATTTTTTGTAGAGTAGTATTCCGATGCTTTGCCAAAATGCTTATTCTTTCCTTGATTGTCATAGGTCTACCTCTTTTTGAAAATAATCAAATGAACCTATTGACATTCTGATAATATTCAGATATTATAATATCGAGGTTGAAAATTTTCAGAAAAATAGGCTTGTATTTGTGGAAAAATATTTGATGCCTACATTGTAGAATATTTTCACCTATTTGTAAATGAAAATATTCAGATAAAGAAAGAGAGGTGAATTATGATATTAGAACGCATCCAAAATCTTTGTAACGAACGAAATACTAATATCGCTCAATTAGAAAAAGAATTGGGGTTTGGAAAAAGCACCATTCGCCGATGGAATACTTCTTCACCGTCGGTTGATAATTTGCAGAAAGTCGCAGATTATTTCAAAGTTTCTGTAGATTCGTTATTAAAAAACTAAAAAGGAGAAGTAATGCTAGTACAAAATCAAAAAGATTTAAAGCTGGCCAACAAAAGATATAGCCAAAGCCCAACAAGATTTGGATGGGCTGGCAGAAATGACGAGTATGGCCGATACTGGCGAAAACTTATCAAATCTAAATGGCCTAAACGTAATCAATCAAGATGGAATAAGAAAGTCATTCTATCTTGGGTAAGGCTAGCCAGAACAGCTGACCTCCACGCAAGGAATGAAAAGCGATGGAGAGCATAGTTTACACAGCCAACCAAGTAGCAGAACTATTCCAAATTTCAATTTCTGCAGTATATGACCTAAGAAACAAAGGTGTATTAAAACAATTGCCAAACATGAGTGGTGTTAGGTTTAACAAAAAAGAGGTCGAGGCGTTAGCAGGGGTTGTAGATGAATACAGTCCACTACAATACAGGAAATTAGAAAAGGAGCGTGATGAACTTTTACAAGAAAATGAAAAGTTAAAAATGAGTATAAGAAAAATAACCAGTGATTTACTGGTTATGGTAGGAGGGGAGTTGAAATTATGATTACTGTTTTAAAATGGATTTCTTTCTTATGGATTGTAGGATCCATGGGAAGCCTAGAAATCGATAGAATTGGGTTTGTTCAATTCTTATTGCAAATCATTACAGGCGGATTTGTTTGGGTGTGCGCCGATGTATATGAAAAAGAAAACGCCCGCTAATAGCAATTGGAAAGACTAGCGGGCGTAGGCAAATTATACCTAAGGTAATTATACCATGGAGAAGAAAAATGCAAAAAAAAATCGAAATCATATTAACACCTAAAGAAAATAGCAACGGTTATAACATGGAATTTATTGTTAATAAAGATGAATTTAATGGTAACGCAACAGAAGTTGCTGCTCTTTTGGTTTCAGCTGCTTATAACTTCGGTTATAAAAATCTTGATACCACAGAATTTATAGCATTTTTAGCAGCTACAAAAGAGATGTGTGAAAAGCAAGAAAAACTGGCTCTTATAAATGATTTTCTTAATACATTTGAAAAGGAGAAAACAAATGAATGAAAAACAACAAATCTTAAATCTAACTAATATTTGTGATGGAAAGTTAGAAGCTGAATTTGAGGAAATGTACAAAGATGCATTACGAAAAATTTCAAAAGGTCAGAAAGCTAAAATCACCATTAACATTGAAATGTTACGAGTTCCAGATACTGATACCATCGTAGAACTTGGTTACAATATTAAATCAACATTACCAGCTATCTCACGTCGTGCTATTGGTTCTTATGCGGATGACTTCACAGTAAAAGTTGATGTCAACGAAAAGCCGCAATTAGAAGTCTTAACATTTAATTCAACTACTGAAAAGAGAGGTTAACACAATGGAAGAAAAATTTAACTTAAATGTACAAACAGAAAATGGTGAAGTAATTATTCGTCATGGTGAAGCCAATGACGTATTTCAATATAACGGATTTAGATATGAACTTAGTAGCGCTGAATCATTTGTTAAAGGCGTAAAAGCTAAAGGCGACCCTAAGAAATCCGTTATTACATATTCAGATAGAAAAGTTGTGGCCGTAACAGACTGTACCGTAACAGATCGTACGCAAGACAAAATTGTATACGCATTTCAAAAAAGCGAGCAGTTTAAAGAATGGGATTCCATCTTTGGTATAAGTTTAACGCAAAAAGAAATGCTTGATTTACTCCGAATTCATGAACATGAAATCGAAGATTATGAAAAGCTTTTAATTGCTGTTAGAAATTTCAAATACGTAACACAAACGGAAGGCGATTTTACTCGAACTGATGATGATAACTATGTTATGAGCATCAAAGTAAAAGAAGCTGAAGGTACTTTAAAGATGCCTCGCTTTATCTTTGTAAACATGGTCATTCTTAACGAAAGTCAATTCACTCAAAAAATTGAAGTGCAATTAGACATCATTAAACCTAAAGACGAAGGGGATAAATTATCGTTCAAGTTATCTTGTCCAATCCTGAATCGTTATGTTAAAGATGCTATCAAATCTGAAACCGATTCAATTAAATCTGAATTAACCAATTACTTGTTATTGGCTGGTACTCAAGAATAAGGAGCAAATGCATGGGAGAATCAATCAAAATTAATTCATTTGAATTAGAAAATGTAAAGCGTGTTAAAGCTGTGTCTTATGAACCATCCCCTAATGGATTAACCATTATTGGTGGTAAGAACGGACAAGGAAAAACATCTATCCTTGATGCCATTGCTTGGACACTAGGCGGTGCAAAGTTTGAACCATCTAGTGCGGTGCGTGATGGGAGCTACAACCCACCTAAATTAGAAGTTAAGCTATCTAATGGGCTAGTGGTTACACGTAGTGGTAATAGCAGCACACTAAAAGTCGTAGATCCAGAAGGTAAAAAATCTGGTCAACGTATTTTAGATGATTTTATTGGCCAATTAGCCTTAGACCTTCCTAAGTTCATAGAAATGAGTGATAAGGAAAAGGCAAATGAACTTTTGAAATTATTAGGCGTAGAAGACGAATTAAATAAACTCGAAGGTAAACATCAAGAGGTATACGCAAAACGTCATTCTATCGGTCAAATTGCAAATCAAAAAGACAAGTATGCAAAAGAATTAGTCGGTTATGACGAGGTGCCACTTGAACCTATTAGCGCATCGGAACTTATCCAACAACAACAAGCCATCTTATTAAAGAATGCGGAAAATCAAAAAAAGCGGAACAATGTTTCTGCTATTCAAGCTCAAATGGTCACCATCAATAACTTGGTTGATGAAACACAAAAGAAACTGGAAGAACTTCAAGCTAAACAGGCACAATTAGCTGAAGATTATGATATTGCAACTACTGCAGCGAAAGACCTTGAGGATGAATCTACGGCTGAACTCGAGGAGCAAATCAAAAATGTAGATGCCATTAATCAAAAGGTACGTGCTAATCAAGAACGTGCAAGAGCATTGCAGGAAGCCGCTGATTATAAAGCAGATTATGATAACTTGACTGGTGAACTTGAAACCATCAGGGAAGATAAAAATAAACTGCTTGAATCTGTACAAATGCCTTTACCGGGATTATCTATCCAAGATGGCGTTCTTATTTACAATGATCGTCAATGGGATTGCATGAGCGGTGCTGAGCAGCTCAAAGTGGCTACGGCCATTGTTAGAGCTTTAAATCCTAAGTGTGGATTTGTACTTATGGATAAACTTGAACAAATGGATGTAGATACTATGAAAGAGTTTGGGGCATGGCTTGAATCGGAAGGTCTGCAAGTCATTGCAACTCGTGTTACTAATAACCAAGATGAATGCTCCATCATTATTGAAGATGGACATATCAAAGGTGAAGAATACAGTAATGTGGCAGCACCAGTTAATGAGACTAAACCTGAAAATGAATGGGGTGATTTTTAATGAATATTATAACAGGTAAACGTAAACGTGCTCAAAAGGTCATCATTTATGGCGTCGAGGGGATTGGTAAAACAACCTTCGCCAGTCATTTTCCCTCGCCTGTATTTATTGATACAGAGGGCAGCACAGACCATTTAGATGTAGCTCGTACCGATAAGCCTACATCGTGGCAAATGCTAATTTCCTTTGTTAAGGAATTTGCAACAATGCCGGGTTTATATCGGACTTTAGTTATTGACACTATTGATTGGGCAGAACAGCTATGTGTTGAATTTATCTGTTCTAAACATAATAAATCTGGCATTGAAGACTTTGGTTATGGTAACGGTTATGTGTTTGTCCGTGAAGAAATGGGACGTTTCCTAAATCTACTTGATGAAGTTATTAACGCAGGTATGAACGTAGTTCTTACTGCTCATGCTCAAATTCGTAAATTTGAACAACCAGATGAATTAGGCGCATATGATCGCTTTGAATTAAAGCTTGGTAAAAAGACAGGAAGTCAAACCTCTCCACTTATTAAAGAATGGGCGGACATGGTACTCTTTGCCAATTATAAAAACGAAATCATCACTACTCAAACAAACAAAAAGAAAGCAACCAATGGTAAGCGTTTAATGTACGCTACTCATAACCCTGCATGGGATGCCAAAAACCGGCATGGATTACCAGACGTGATGCCATTTGAATACAGTCAAATCGCTCATGTAATTCCAGAAGATTTATTAGCAACTATAGCTGCAGAACATGTTCTAAAGGAAGATCCTAACAAGTATCCTCCAGAGGTGATGCAAGCAGCAAAAGAACAAGTTGGAACCGTTCAAGAAAAGCCAAAAGTTGAGCCTAAAACTAAAGCAGCAACAGAAGAACATGATACTCCACTAGTTGAAACGCCTATTCCTAAGCCATTAAAAGATTTAATGGCGAAAGATGGTATCACATTAGAACAAATTCAATCAGTAGTTATCGCTCGTGGTAAGTATCCAGCTGGTACACCATTTGAAAATTATGATCCAGAATTCGTTAATGGGTGGATTATCCCATTCTGGACAAATATTGTTGAAGCAATTAAGAAAGGAAATTAATTATTATGACAACACAAAGCAACTTTGAAACATTCGGTAAAGCAGAAGAAGTATATTCATTTGACCAACCTATTTTAGCGGAAGAACGTGAATATACGTTACTTGAAGCTGGTACGTATCCATTTGTAATCACTAATGTAGAAAAGAAATTTTATGAACCTAAAGAAGGTAGCAAGCTACCATCTTGTCCACAAGCTCAAATTACTCTCGAAGTAGATGGTGGTGATCAAGGTAAAACAAAATTGATTCACAACTTATTCTATACGAAATCTACAATCTGGAAAGTTACAGAACTATTTATGGCCGTAGGTCTTGCTAAAAAAGGTGAAAACTACAATCCTGACCCTGAACAATTATTGGGTAAATCAGCCATGTGTGAATTGTCACAACAAGGCTATGTGAAAAATGATGGTAATAATGGTACTCGTAACGAAATTAAAAAATGTTTTGCAAGTCCTAATGCTCAAACCAATGGATACGGTACATTCTAATGAAACTTAGACCGTATCAACAACAGGCTGTAGACTCGATATGGAATGAATGGGAAACGGTTAATAAAACATTGTTGGTTCTTCCGACTGGTACAGGTAAAACAATTTGTTTTGCCAAAGTTGCTGAGGAAGCGGTTCGCAGGGGTAAGCGTGTTCTTATCCTTGCGCATCGTGAAGAACTATTGCAGCAAGCATCTGACAAAATTATGAGTGCGTCAGGGCTTACAACTGCAATGGAAAAGGCTGAACATACATGTCTTGGACAATGGGACCGCATCATAGTCGGTTCTGTTCAAACATTATGCAAAGATAAACGATTGTCAATGTTCAGTAAAACGTACTTTGATGTCATTATCATTGATGAAGCACATCATGCTGTATCTAGTAGCTATCAAGCTATATTAAATTACTTTGACCAAGCAAAAGTATTAGGCGTTACGGCTACACCAGATCGCTCGGATATGAAAAATTTAGGACGTGTATTTGAAAGTTTAGCATTTGAATATACACTACCTAAAGCTATTCAAGAGGGGTTCTTATCTAAGATTAAGGTGCAAACATTACCGCTCACATTAGATATCTCATCGGTTAAGATTTCAACTGGTGATTTTGCTGTGGGAGATATCGGTAGAGTATTGGAACCTTACTTAGAAGAAATAGCTAATAAATTAATGGAATACAGAGATAGAAAAATCGTCGTATTCTTACCATTAATTGCTACCAGTCAACGATTCTGTGAAATTCTTAATGAGCGAGGATTTAAAGCAGCAGAAGTAAACGGCAAAAGCCAAGACCGTACAGAAATTACACAAGCATTTGCTGAAGGTAAATATAATGTGCTTTGTAATTCAATGCTACTCACTGAAGGGTGGGATTGTCCAAGCGTTGATTGTGTTATTGTATTACGTCCTACTCGGTCTCGTGCCTTGTATTGTCAAATGATAGGACGTGGAACACGGCTTTCACCGGGTAAAGATCATCTATTAATTTTAGATTTTCTATGGCATGTAGAACGTCACGAATTATGTAGACCTGCTCATTTAATCGCTAAGTCAGACGATGTGGCTAAACGCATGACGGAAATTCTTGAAGAAAAAGGAATGGACCTTGAAGAATGCGAAAGGGATGCAGAATCTGATGTATTGGCTCAACGTGAAGAAGCACTTGCAAAAGAACTCGCTGCTATGCGGAAGAAAAAAGCACAACTTGTTGATCCATTACAATTCGAGTTTTCTATTCAAGCTGAAGACCTTACCCATTATGTACCAGCCTTTGGTTATGAAGTACAAGCTATTACACCTAAACAAATAGACACTTTAGAAAAATTTGGAATTAATCCTGATTCAATTGAATCTTCAGGTAAAGCAACTTTACTCATTAATCGATTAATTAAACGAAAAGAAGAAGGGTTGGCTTCACCAAAACAAATCAGAATTTTAGAACGCTATGGATTTCAAAAAGTTGGAATGTGGAATCAAAATGATGCATCTAAAATGATAAGTAGAATTTGTGCTTCTGGTTGGAGAATTCCTAAGGGAATCGTACCTAAAACATATTATCCAGCATAGGAGAAAATAATGGGTAAATTAATTGATTTAACAGGAAAAACATTTGGCCGATTAAAAGTTATTAAATATTTAGGAAAAATTAAAGGTACCTGTTCACCCTATTGGGAATGTAAATGTTGTTGTGGAAACATAAAGGTCGTTCGAGGTGATCATTTAAGATTTGGAAAAATACAAAGTTGTGGTTGCTATGAATCCGAATTTAGAAATGCAGGAATGCCACATAAAATTCACGGAAAATCTAAACGTAGAATTGCAAAGATATTTTATGGGATGAAAAAACGTTGCTATAATCCTAACTCAAACGCTTATAAAAATTATGGTGAAAGAGGAATATACATTTGTAAAGAATGGTTAACAGATATTTTACTATTTATAAACTGGGCGCAATCTAATGGATATCAAGATAATTTAACAATTGATCGCATTGATAATGATGGACCATATAGCCCTACTAACTGTAGGTGGGTAGATGCCAAAACACAAGCCGGTAATAGAAGACCAAGAACAAGGAGTAAACATGGAAAGCAAAATTGATTTACGAGAATTACTCGAATATATAGACCCTGCCCAATGCTCCTATGAGGAATGGTTAAACGTAGGACTTGCTCTCCATCAAGAGGGCTATCCTATGTTTATATGGGAAGAATGGTCTGCAGATGATGGAGAACGATTCCATGAAGGTGAATGTGCTGCTAAATGGGAATCATTTGGTCGGTATACTGGAAAACTTATTACTGGAGCCACGATCACTCAAATGGCAAAAGAAAACGGATGGACATCTAAACATAAGCTTGAAAATAATGAGGCATTAAGTTTTGATTCTATGGTATTGGCCACTACTCCAGAACAATATCAAGTTGTCGATAAAAATTGGATTGAAGAATCTGATGTTCATATTCCTAAAGCTTATCCTTTAGAGCAACGTAAACAAGATATTGTTACATATTTGACTACGTTATTTGAGCCAGAGGAGTACGTTGGATATGTCGTTAATACATTTGCTTTACCGGACGGCAAACAGTCCCCTACGATGGGAAATTATAGCCGCACGGTACAACAAATCATAGATGGTATTAACGGTACGACACAATTAGAAAATGTGTTTGGCAGCTTTAACAAAGAAATGGGCGCATGGATTCGGTTTAATCCAATTGATGGTAAAGGGGTTAAGAATGATAACGTAACCGCATTTCGGTATATGCTCTTAGAATCTGACAATATGTCACTCGGAAAACAAAAAGCCATTCTTGAACAATTAGAATTACCAATTGCAGCCATGGTATTTAGTGGTGGTAAATCAATTCATGCTATCGTTAAAGTTGATGCTTACTCCTACGAGGAATACAGAAAGCGTGTTGACTTTATATATTCCATCGCCCAGAAAAATGGCTTTAAACCAGATAAAAAGAATCGTAACCCTAGCCGATTATCAAGGATGCCGGGCGTTATGCGTGATGGTAAACCACAATTTCTTATGGCAACCAATATTGGTAAAGAAAACTATAAGGAATGGGAGGAATGGATCGCATCGGTTAATGATGATTTACCGGAACCAGAAGAGCTTGACGCATTATGGGATAACATGCCAGACCTTGCACCTCCATTAATTGAAGGAATTCTTCGTGAAGGACATAAAATGCTAATTGCCGGACCATCTAAAGCCGGAAAATCATTTGCATTAATTCAATTATGCATTTCCATTGCTGAAGGTAAGCCGTGGTTTGGATTTGACTGTACACAAGGTAAGGTCCTATACGTCAATTTGGAACTTGATAGGGCATCCTGTTTGCATCGGTTTAAAGATGTATATGAGGCCCTTGAACAGCAACCAACCAACATTGGAAACATATCCATATGGAATTTACGTGGTAAATCCTTACCTATGGACCAATTGGCTCCTAAGTTAATTCGTAGGGCCCAAAAACGTAACTACAAGGCTATCATTATTGACCCTATCTATAAGGTAATTACTGGTGACGAAAATAGTGCTGATCAAATGGCAAATTTTTGTAATCAGTTTGACAAGGTATGTACTGAACTTAAATGCGCAGTTATTTATTGTCATCACCATTCCAAAGGCAGCCAAACTGGTAAGCGGTCTATGGACCGTGCATCCGGTTCCGGTGTATTCGCTCGTGATCCAGATGCATTACTTGACTTGCTAGAACTTGAACTCGAGAACATGAACGAGGATAAACTCCAAGATGCTCCTATTGATACTAGCCAATGTACTGCATGGCGAATGGAAGGAACACTTCGAGAATATCCTAAGTTTAAACCAGTAGATTTATGGTTTGAATACCCCATTCATAAAGTGGATACAAACGGGTTCCTTGCAATGGCTCAATTTGATAGCCCACAACAAAAGGGCGCTAATGTTATAAACAAACGCAAAAAAGCTGCTAAAGAAAAGAAGAAAGAGCAAATTGTTGATGCATTCAATATTGCTGATGCAGAAAATGGTTTTACTGGACAAGTAGAAATAAAACGGGTTGCCGAACTTATGGAAGTAAGTGAAAAAACATTACGTCGTTATTTAAAAGAAAGCCCTGTTTATAATATCAATCTTGGTAAGCTTATAGACCCTAATTTAGAATGTAAACCAATTGATGAAAATTGAGGTTTATATAGGGACAAAATTAGGGACAGACGCTCTTATATATATAAGTGTATGTCCTTGTATGTATTTGTCCCAATGTAAGGTGGATTCAAGCTAAGGGGGTAAGGAAAAGGATTTCTAAAATCATCCTTTTCTTACCTCTTCCCCTTAGGTTGAACCCTACATTACAAAAGGGCTTTAAAAATTGTATTGGTTATTATCAATTAAATTCTCAATAAAGGAGGATTGGTTATTGATTATTGAATTTTTCATTCCTCTTAAAAAGGTCCCTACTGTTACTCATCAAACGAAGCAGGTAAATACACAACATGGTAAGCCTATCTTTTATGAATCTGATAAGTTGAAACAAGCTAAGCAAATATTCTTGGCTGGTTTAGCTGATCATGTTCCTAGTGAACCATTAGAGGGACCTATTCGATTGGTTACCAAGTGGTGTTTCGGTAAAGCGAATTGCAATGTGCCACATTGGAAAACTACTCGGCCAGATACAGATAATCTCATTAAATTATTTAAGGACTGTATGACCAAGTTGAATTACTGGAATGATGATGCTCAAGTCTGTAGTGAGATTACAGAAAAGTATTGGAATCCAGTAACAGGGATTTGGGTACATATTGAAACGTTGAAAGGTTGATGCTATGAAGAAAAAATTAGTTTATGTCGCTCATCCTTATGGTGGCAAGGAAAGCAATCGTAAAAAGATTGATGTGATCATGGGAGATTTGGTTTTAAATGATGCCAGTCATGACTATATTTCCCCAATTCATAACTTTGGGTATGTATATCTAACTGGTGATGATTATCAAAGGGGATTAGATATCTGTTTAAGCTTGCTTGGACATTGTGACATTTTAGTATTGTGTCCTGATTGGGAATCTAGTCGTGGTTGTAAAGGTGAATTTGAATTTGCTAAGAAACATAGTATTTCCACATTTACATTAAGTGAGTGGAAAGCGTTAAATCGGATTTAGTAAAGGAGACTAAAAATATGTACGAATTACAAACAAAAGCAATTGAAGCAGTTCGTAAAGTGTTAGCAGAGACTGGACATGGATTTGAAGAATTAGAATTCATGTACGTTGTATGGTTTTGTAAAACCTTGCAAAACTGGAAAGCATTAGTAAGTTGTCCTAGTATTGATGAATATGTAGAAGTTACACACAATGGTGATCGTAATGAAACATATGTTGATGTGTATTACAAAACTAAAAATGTGTGTATTAAAGATGAAAGTGAATTAAAAAAAGCTTATTTTAGCGGTAACAAAAAATGAAAGATAAAGTGTTTGAAACTGTTGTTAAAAAAATAATTGCAAAGGATTTTGAAGAAAAACGACGTGAAGCAATCGCAAAATTATTTAAAATACCTTTAGGCAGTGAAGATGTCATTCCTGAAATTTGTATCCATAAAGGCAATATAAAATTTGCCTATAAAACAAAAGTGGCAATCATTGAATATCAGGAACCAGTATGTTTGACTGTTGAACGTGGATTATCTGATTCAATGTCATTGGCTAGATTTGTTAGCGATGTAACAAAAGAAATTGGCCGTTTATATAAAAAAGCAATTTAGTTAAATAATGTATGGGCGGTAAATAATGTGTAAAAAAAGATGGGATTTTCAATGTATTGATGATATGTATGATTGTTTGGAGTTTTACATTGTTAATCGGAATGACAATTATGATGTTTTTACCATTGTTTTATAAGTAAAGGATATGGGCGGTGAAATATCCGTCCTATCATAAGAGGTGATAAATATGACTAAAGAATATAGAAAGAAACCAGTTGTGATTGAAGCAATACAATATACCAAAGAAAATTATGGAGAATGTGTAGATTTTTGTGGTGAAAGTTTTTGTGGCAGCCTTGATGACGATATTATTATTGAAACATTAGAGGGGAAATATAAAGCATCGTTAGGCGACTACATTATTAAAGGTGTTAAAGGTGAAATTTATCCTTGCAAACCTGATATATTTGAAATGACATATGACGACACAAATGTTTTGTGCAAAGTTGGCGAACCGGAATGGCAAACACGATTTAGAAACGAATATAGTGAATTGAAAGAACGATACAATAAACTCCATAAAATGTTGGTTAAACACGATGCAGGAACCTTAGAATTCAAGCCTACCTGTCCTATTGAGCTGTTGCGTAAACAAAAGGCTACCATGGGTGAATATCTAAATATTCTTGAAGTTAGAGCTGAGATTGAAAATATACGTGGTTTAGATGATGATAACCCTAAATTAAAAAGCGATTATGAAATAGCGAAGAATGGGAGATTTGTATGATTAACTATAAGAGGTGAATATGAGAATTTATCACGATATAAAAAGAGTAGGGTTACACGATACGGTTTATATTTTGCAACGAGCCTTAACATTTGCTTATGAGGATTACTTGTTTGAACCAGAAGTATCGTTGAATATGAATAGGTTTATTGTTATATACAAGAGATCAGACATAAAAATATGTATAGAAGTATCGATGTGTGAATTAGAGTATTTAAAAATTACATTAGAAGAATTTGCATTAAGAACAAAGAATAAAGTTATATCACAATACAGACATGAATTAGATAAACTCTATAAAGGAGAATGGGAACATGAACGATAAACAATTTACAGATGAACTATTTAAAAGAATGTATGATTTAGGGTATCGAAAAGCCGAAATTGAAGATGATACACTATTTTTCTTTGTCAGCGAAAGAAATTATCTATGTCCGTTTTCGCCACGTGTTCCAGTGAAAGTTACATGCTTTGAAGAGAAAGACCAACTAATTGATGTTGGCGAATATTTAGGTATTGTTGATTGGTCGAAAGTGGCGGTTGATACACCTATAATCGTTACTACACCCTATGGTGATGATGTAAATATGCATTTTGCTAAATTAAAAAATGGCTTTATATATTATTACAGTGGTGGTCGTACAAGTTGGACACAAACAACTACTGGAGTTTATAAAACCACACCTGAACATGTAAGGCTAGCAGGTGATACCGATGAATGAAATGGTTATTATAAACATTCTACTGGCGAGTTACCTTGTGGTTATTTTTAAAATGTCCTATTACTCTTATCGTGAAGCTGCTGCATTAAAACATTTTATGGTTTCTGATGCATATAGAATGCAATTGCAGAAAATTATTAGATCACAAATACGGGATATGGTAATATGTAGCATCCTGTTTGTTTTAAATATTGTCTGTGTGGTGGTCATATGGTAGAACTTAGCAAAAAAGAATATCGTGAACTGGCATATGAGTATCTACACGAGGCGAGTAAGGCAGCATTGAGGATTAAATCGTTAAAGCGTAATATCCAACGCATTAAAAGCGATATCACATCATTACGTGCAGTAAACTACGGGAAAGAACGAGTAGATGGCGGTGAACCATCAGGTATTGAAGATGATATTAACCGGCTACTGGATATGGAAATGAAATACAAACGGCAAATCCATGAATTATTGACTAAACGTGATGATGCTTGCCATATGATCGATACACTGACAAATACAGTTGGCTCCATTATCCTCATGCAACAATATATCAATGGTATGTCTGCTAAGGGGGCATATTCATTTGTTGGTTACGGCGAATCACAAGGAAAAGAATATAAGAATTTGGCACTTATAGAACTTGGGTATAAACTCCGACGGAAATCGGCGGTAAACGGCTAATATCGACCTTTTAAGTCCACTATATCTATGATATATTGTAAGTGGAAGAACATGAGTTTATCTCCTAAGTATTTAGAGTACCAAACGCAAAAAGGCGCATCTTAATTGATGTGCCTTTTTTGTTACAGAAAATTATGACACAAATACACTGCATCAAGCACAAATGTTTGAATAATAAAAATGGAATATGTACGGCCAATGAAATATTTTATGATGGCCTATGTCAATCCTATATTACGCATTCAAGCGCTAGTAAAAATTCATGCGGATTATGTGTAAGAAAAAATGGGAAGATGATTCGCAAGGGCGGTAATACATTAAAGTGAGGTGATGATCCATTGCGAGTAAATAGAAAAAACTGGTTGACTGACCCTGATAATTTATTACGTGCGGAAGGTTGGGCTCGTGATGGCCTTACTGATGAGCAAATAGCAAAAAATATAGGTATTTCGATTAGAACTTTATACGACTGGAAAAAGAGTTCGCCGCAGTTTCTGCAGTCCCTTAAAAGAGGGAAGGAAGTCATTGACCTTGAAGTTGAAAATGCATTGCATAAACGTGCTATAGGTTACGAATATGAAGAGAAAACATACGAGAATGGAAAGCTTGTTAAAGTTGTAAAGAAACAGCAACCTCCGGATGTTACGGCTCAAATATTCTGGCTGAAAAACCGTAATCCTGAAAAGTGGAGAGATACTAAGAATATCGATGTCAAAGGTGAACTTACTGTATCTGCTATGGATAAATTGAAAGCTGCACGGGAGAAAGCTAATGGAAAAACATGATGAATTAATAAAGGCATTAGGCGCTCTTACACATGATCCGTTAGCGTTTGTATATTTTGCCTATCCTTGGGGAGAGCCGGGGACGCCATTGGAAAATATGGAAGGGCCCGATGAATGGCAAATACAAATCTTAAAAGACATCGGTGAACAATTAAAGAAAGGTAAGTCATTACAAACCGCTATTCAAGAGGCGGTAGCATCTGGCCATGGTATCGGTAAATCTGCACTGATATCATGGCTTATTCATTTTGCTATATCTACTCATGAGAATACTCGTGGTGTAGTTACTGCTAATACGGAAGGTCAGCTCAGAACAAAAACATGGCCAGAACTTAGCAAATGGCACAATATGTTCATTGCTAAAGATTTATTTACCTACACGGCCACAGCTATATTTTGTAGCGATAAAGACTATGAAAAGACATGGCGCATCGATGCCATTCCTTGGAGTAAGAATTCCCCTGAATCATTTGCTGGTCTACATAACCAAGGTAATCGGATATTGGTTCTATTTGATGAAGCTTCTGCTATTGATGATGTGATTTGGGAAGTAACTGAAGGGGCTCTTACAGATGCTAACACTGAAATCATTTGGTGTGCATTTGGTAATCCTACTCGTAATAGTGGGCGGTTCCGTGAATGTTTTCGGAAGTATAGGAAGTTCTGGAATACATATCAGATTGATAGCCGTACTGTTAAAATCTCAAACAAAGCTAAGATTGAAGAATGGTTAGAGGCTTACGGTGAGGATTCTGACTTCTTTAAAGTTCGTGTACGTGGCGTATTCCCTTCCGCATCAGATTTGCAATTCATCTCTACTGAAATTGCTGATAAGGCACAAAAACAATCTTATAAGCCGGGAGCATTTGACCATTTACCGGTAATCATTGGTGTGGATCCTGCGTGGACCGGTTCAGACTCCTTAGAAATAGTCATGCGGCAAGGCTACTATATGAAGTCGCTGGCGTCGATTCCTAAGAATGATGATGATTGGCGCATGGCTCAATTAATCGCCCAGTTTGAGGATGAATACAAAGCTGATGCCGTATTCATTGATATGGGGTACGGCACAGGGATATATTCCATTGGTAAGCAATTAGGTCGCAAATGGCGGTTAATTGAGTTTGGCGGTAAGAGTAATGACCCTGTGTATCTTAACATGAGGGCCTATATGTGGGGGCAAATGAAAGAATGGCTCTGTGAGGGTGGTTCAATTCCACCGAATGACCAAGCACTCTATGATGACATTGTAGGGCCGGAAGCGATCATTGATAAGAATGGTCATATTCAGCTTGAAAGTAAAAAAGATATGAAGGACAGAGGGCTACCATCTCCAAACAAAGGGGACGCTCTCGCCTTGACCTTTGCTGCGCGGGTCGTTAAAAAAAGCGAAACAGGCAATAGGATTGTAGCTAATACGAGTTACAATCCTTTTTAATTGTAGAAAGTGAGGGATAAAGATGTGTATGAAAGGTGCATCTGCTAACTATACACCACCTGCTCCGGCTCCGACTGTTCAAGCGAATATGAGCAATCAGACTGGTGAGGAAATGGCAGAAACTAAACGCAAATTCAAACGTGGCTTTGAATCTACTATTTTAGGACCAACTGGAAGTGGTCAAAAATCAATTTTAGGAGGCTAGCATGGCGGAAATGGAATCTTTACTAGCTAGACAACCTACGGAAGGTATTAAGCCTGTTAGGCGTGATTATACGAAGTTACGAAAGAAATTCTCTCAGCTGTTTAATGCGCAGCAACGATATGTAAATAAGTGGAAGCAGTTGCGTGACTATCAGTTGCCGTTTATTGGTCAATTTGATGGTGAAGAGGACCAGTCGGAACCTTATAATGGTAAAATCCTAAATCCTGTAGCTTGGGAATCTTGTCAGATATTCGCCAGTGGAGTCATGAGCGGCTTAACGCCTCCGAGCCGTAAATGGTTTAAGCTAACCATGGAGAACATCGATGTAGCAGCGAATAGCCAAGTTGCTGAACTATTGGATGAACGAGAAGAAATATTGTATGCGGTTCTTGCTAAATCTAATTTCTATAGCGTAGTTCACCAAGTTTACATGGAATTAACCATGGGGCAAGCTCCTATGGGGATATTCGCTGATAGTGAATTTGGTGTTCGTTTTACATCGTATCCAATAGGTACCTATGCTATTAGCACTAATAGCAAGGAAATCGTAAATATCTTTGGCCGTAAATACAAAATGACAGTTGATCAGATTGTCGAACAGTTTGGGTATGAAAATTGCCCGGACAACATTAAGAATATTTACGACAACGGCAACAGCTTGCAACAGTCATTCACTGTCAATTGGTTGGTTGAGCCTAATAAAGACCGTAAGGATAAGTTAGGACGTCGCAATATGCCGTATTCGTCCATCTACTGGGTCGAAGGTAGCAACAGTGATGAGGTCTTGTATCATGGCGGTTTTGAAGAATGGCCAATTCCAATCGCTCGACATACGTCAATGGATTTGAATGGTTACGGTAAAGGTGCCGCATGGTTCGCACAACCAGATTCACAAATGCTGCAGAAGTTAGAATTTGACTATCTGACCGCCGTTGAGTTAGGTGTTAAGCCTCCTATGCAAGCACCATCTGATGTTATCAGTACGGTTAACTTGTATCCGGGTGGCATCACAGAAATTGAGGGTCAACATAAGGTTGAACCGATGTTTGCAGTTCAGTCCAATTTACAAGACATTCAAAACAAGATTGCAGTTACAGAGGATTCAATCAAGAGAGCCTATAGTGCTGATTTATTCTTGATGTTAGACCAAATCGATAAGGGTCAAATGACGGCTCGTGAGGTTATGGAACGAACTCAAGAAAAATTACAGCAATTAGGTCCTGTGGTTGAACGGCTGCTATCTGAGTTCTTGAATCCAATTATTGAACGTGTGTATGCGGTATTAGATCGTGCTGGTATATTTCCACCTGTTGAGGATGAGGAACTCTTAGACCAGTTAAACGGTCAAGAAGTGAAGATTGAATATATCTCACCACTTGCTCAGGCGCAAAAGATGGGTTCATTGGTAAATATCGAACAGTATTTTGCGTTCATCATGAGTTTGGCACAAGCTAATCCTAATATCGTTAACAAGTTTAACTTTGAGGAAGCGGCCAATACATACGGTGTAAATCTCGGTGTTCCGGCTAAGATTATTCGTTCTGATGATGAATATCAAGAAATCTTAGCACAACAAGCACAGGCACAGGCTGAACAGGAGCAGCAAATGCAGTTAATGCAAGCGGCTCAACTTGCTCCGGGAATGGCGCAAGCAGCAAAACAGGCAACAGACGCCGCCAATGATGGCAATCCTGCATTACAGCAGTGGCTAGGAATGGACGGTGTTTAGCTAGATGAAAAAAACTATTAAAGATTATATGCAAGAGCGAGATATGCAAGCGCTTAACCACGTACTTAGCACAGAGCTAGGTAGGTGGTTTTTTTGTAGGCTCATGGACCGCTCGGGCATATTGAAGCAATCGTTTACTGGAAACAGTGAAACATATTTCAACGAAGGAAAGCGCAAGGTAGGGCTGTTATTCCATGGGGACCTAAACAAATTAGGCATTGATGGAGTTAAACAATACCACCAAGCGCAGCTCGAATATATCGGGCAGCAAGAATATTTTAATAATTTAGTCGAAAAGGAGAAACAAAATGGCTGAAGAAAATATGGGTGCTAACAATAGCATGACTGGCAATGAACCGGGCGCGAATCCGGACCTAAACAATCCTACGCCACCTGCTGAGCCACCTGCTAACCAAAATGGTGAAGGTAGTAATCCATCTCTACTAGGTGGTGATAATACACCACCTACTGAACCAACGGTTTATGACTTCAAAGAGGTATTCCCAGAAGGTACTGAGCTTGATGAAACTGTATCCGCTGACTTTAGCAAACTGCTTAACCAAGTCGGCGCAACACAGGAACAGGCTGTTGAATTAGCTAAGTTTGGCAGTCAGTACGCACAGAACATCTTGACTGCTTATCAAGAGCAGCAAGAACAAGCAATTGTTGAAAAGCAACAAGCGGATTACGAACACGCCAAGAAGGAATTAGGCGGCAAATTCGATGAAACTGTAGCCCTCGCAGGTAAAGGCATTGAAGCACTAACTAAAGCGGTACCTGAATTGCGTCAATTGCTTGTTGATAGTCATATCGACAACAACATCAACATGATTAAGGTGTTTGCTGCCGTTGGTGAAATGGTTCAAGAAGACCCGGGCAAAGGCACAAGACAAGTCGGAGCCGGTCAAAATTCTGATGAAGAAACAGCAAAACGAAAAATGTATCCATCTATGTATTAAGAAACGAGGTAAATAATTAATGGCTACAATTGGAACTCAAAATTTAACACTTTTAGATTTACAAAAACGAATGGATCCAAATGGTAATGTTGCTCAAATCATCGAGCAATTAGACCAATCAACAGAAATCATTCAAGATATGACGATGGTTGAATGTAACCAAGGGTCTAGCTTTGTAACAACTGTACGTACTGGTTTGCCAGATGTTACATGGCGTAAATTATATGGCGGTGTTCAAGCGTCTAAATCCTCCACACGTCAAATCACTGATACTTGCGGTATGCTCGAAGCTTACTCTCAAACTGATAAAGCGCTTGTTGACAAATCCAAAGATAAAGCGTCCTTCCGTGCAACAGAAGATAAAGCATTCGTTGAATCTATGGGGCAAGAATTATGCCGTACGATTTTCTATGGTGATGAAAATACTCCAGAGAAATTCATTGGCTTGGCTCCTAGATTTAACACGCTTGACATTAAGAAAGCAGCAAGTGCAGAAAACATTCTTGATGCAGGCGGCACGGGTAACTTAGCATCTATTTGGCTTGTTGGCTGGGGTCCTTTATCTGTACATGGTATTTATCCTGAAGGTTCTGCAGCAGGTTTACACCAAGAAGATAAAGGTGTTGTTACTGTTACTAAGGATGATGGCTCCATGTTCGAAGCGTATCGTACTCACTTTAAACATGATGTTGGTTTGACTGTACGGGACTGGAGAAATGTTGTTCGTATTGCCAATATCGATGTTACAAAATTGACAAATGACGCTAAAGCCGGTGCAGATCTTATCAACTTAATGATTGAAGCGGAAGAACGCATCCCTAACCTTGGTGGTGTTCGTCCAGTATGGTACATGAACCGTACATTACGTACATTCTTACGTTTACAAAAGAACACAAAACATGGCTCCACTATCACTGAAGATATGGAAATGGGTAAACTTGTTACTCGTGCAAACGGTGTCCCAGTTCGTAAAATTGATGCATTGTTAAGCACTGAATCTCGTGTTATTGCGTAAAGAAAGGAACATAATTCAATGATTATTGATGAACAAAATACATTTTTCTGGAAAAAAGAAATCACTGCAAACACTAATTCTGACGTGGTGATGAATGGTAACGGTGGCGATGCTGCAGTTGCCTCATGGTTATACATTCGTTTAGATAAAGATGTTACAGGTACACCTTTATTTAATGTGTACACATCTGATAAAGAAAATATGGCCGATGCCGCATTGTTAACAGCTATTACATTGCCACAGAACTCCAAAGCTGGTACAGAATATAAAGGTCGACTTCCTGCAGGTGCGAAGAAGTTTATTCGCATTAGTGCTAACAATATGACTGCTGCTACTATTACATCGTTCTTAACAGATGGTATTAATTTGAAATAAGAAGGTGCAACTATGAATTTTACGGCTAAAGAAACTATGTACCACGGCAACCGTGGATTAATTCAGGCAGGTGAAAGTATTGATTTCTCTGAAGAAGAAATTAAAGAGTTTGAGCCTGATTATTTTAAACAGCTTTTCTCTGGTAATGAAGATGAAGTAGCAAAAATCTTTAACCCAAAATCTAAGTCTAAAGACAAAGAACCGGGTAGTGAAACAAAGCTGGGTGACAAAACCTCACTAGATGAAAACACTGAAGGTGATAATACCGGCAATGAAAATCCACCAGATGAAAACACCGGCGATGAAAAGCCTAAGAAAGCAAGCAAAAAGAAAACCGATGCTACGGAAGAATAAGTGACAATATGAGGGGTGCTTATGCATCCCTCTATTACCATATAGGGGGAACCATGACACCTACTGACATTTGCAATCAAGCACTTGCATTAATTAATGCAGGACTGCTTTATTCATTAGAAGAAGAAACAGAGCAAGGCCGTCAATGCCGTATGCAATATGACTCAACTAGACAGTTGGTATTACGGCAGTTCGAATGGAATTTTGCTCGCAAAAATGAAAGATTGGTATTGTCTGCTCATAAAATTAATGGGTGGAATTATGTATATGCGTATCCTGAACAATGTATTCGGATATTAGGAGTTATTCCACAAGGCGATCGCTTCCATGCGGAATCGCAACCGGAATACAACATATTTAATATTGGAAATAACAAAAAATGCATAGTGAGCGATGTGCCACTAGCATTCATTGATTATATATATGATGTTACAGATTTAGATGTTTGGGATTCTATATCCTTGTATATGCTGCAGTGTAAATTGGCTAGCGCATTAGCTATGCCACTTACTGGTGATAGAGGATTGTTTGACCAAGCGTACAAGCTGTATCAAGCTGCCGTTCAAGAAGCTAAAGGAATGAATGCTAAAGAACGCAAGCAGGATGTTCCTTATATATCTAGCTATGTGAAAGCGAGGGATTGGTAATGAGTAATCCTATCTATATCTCACAATTAGCATTTACAACTGGCGAGGTATCACCGGATGTATCTAGTAGATTCGACCTTGACCAATATAAAAGTGCGTTATTAGAAGCAGAGAATGTGGTTATTCGCCCGTATGGTGCAGTTGCTAAGCGTCAAGGCAGCCAATATGTAGGACAAGTTAAATATAGCGATAAGCCTACACGATTATTTGAATTTACTACAAATACTAATAATTCATTCATGCTTGAGTTTGGTGACAAATATATTCGTGTATGGGATTTTGGTATCTATACAGGCATTGAAATTGAAACGCCTTTTGACAGTGAAATTTTATATAATTTGAACTGCAGTCAATCCGGAGATGTAATGTTCATCTGCAGTGGCAAATACCCAATACAAACATTATCACGTCATAGCAATACAGAATGGCGATTTGAAGCGTATAAGCTGACAGAACAACCATACGAGACAATTAATACAGATGTAGATTCAACAGTGCTAATCACTGGGGATACATTAACTGCAACGAACGATATGTTTACTGCTGATATGGTTAATTCTGTAATGCAGATTGAGCATTTTATGAAAGCAGTTACAACGAGTGAAGTTGGCAAGGTAATCAAACGGACTGAATTTGTATGGGATAGCGACGGGGAACATGGACATGATGTAACCACGACGGAATACACCAATATTGACTATACAACTAAGCAGTTTAGTACTGATGAAGATGTATCATGGAAATTTACAACACATGGTACATGGAGTGGTACCGCATACATTAAGATTAGTAATGATAAAGGTAAAACGTGGAAAGATTACCGCGTGTATACCTCTCAAAACGATTACAATGTAACCGACACCGGGAAGATAGTTCCTAGTGCTATGTTAAAGATTGAAACCGATTTAAAAAGCGGAACTATCAATATTGATTTATCTTTTATGCCATATACTAACTATGGCATAGTTGAGATTAAAGAATTCATTGATAGCAAGCACGTTAAAGTTAATGTGTTGAATGGTGTTGTTGAAAATGAAGCTACTTCCAAATGGAAATTAGGCAGTTGGAGCAGGGGAAATGGATATCCTAAGTTATGTACGTTTTATCAAGATCGTTTTGTAGTAGCCGCTACAAATAAAAACCCTAACTATATTTGGATGAGCCGGACTGGAGACTATCCAAATTTTGGCGTTGAAAAGGTGGAAGGCACTATCACAGATGATAGCTCGATTACCTTGCCGGTGATTAATCGTAAGATGTATGAAATCCGTCATCTTGTACCTGCGAACGATCTAATTATCCTTACAAGCGGTAATGAATGGATTGTAAGCGGTGATAAAACGATTACCCCTACCAACTGTAACCTAAAGACACAAACCCAACGAGGGGCCTTATCGTGTGAACCTCAGTTCATAGGTAATCGCTGTGTATTCGTTCAAGAACGTGGCGGTACTGTTCGTGATATGGGTTATTCTTATGAAAGCGATAACTATACAGGGCAAGATCTTACGTTATTTGTTAAGACTCGAGTTAGAGGGTATTTAACTATTACCAGTGCTTACGCACAGGACCCGGATAGCATTATTTATTACATCAGAAATGATGGTGAAATTAATTGCTTAACATATATCCCCGAACAAAAGGTATACGGGTGGTCGCATTGGGTGACCAATGGTAAATATTTATATTGCGAATCCGTGTCTGAGGGTGAGCAGGATAGCTTATATACACTTGTTGAACGAATATTAAATGGGCAAAAAGTACAGTGTATTGAGCGTATGGTGCCGTTGTATTCCGACGATTTTAATGTGTTTCTTGATTGTTATATTGAGTTTAAATCGGATAATCAAATTGATAATATTAATGTTCCTCATTTAAGCGGACAAAAGGTGCAAGTTGTAATCGATGGTAAACAACAACCAGATGTGGTTGTACCAGATGATGGCTTATTACAATTAAACGGCAGTGGTAGCAATATCAAAATCGGATTACCATTTACCTCTAAAATTCGTGTTCCATCAGTAGAAATGCAAATGCAAGATGGTACTTTACAAGGCCGTGTTGCTACAGTATCAAGAGTGGTATTGCGAGTTTATAAATCGTTTGGTGGTAAAGTTGGCCGTACATTTGACCGAATGGATGATATTACATTACCACCAAATGAATTATTTACAGGTGATAAGCCTGTAATCCTACCTAAAATGGGAATAAATTATTCAACCGATACATCGATATGTATAAAACATAGCGATCCATTCCCGTTTAATTTGTTATCAATTACTCGTATCGTTGAAATTGGTGGAGGATTAAGAGATGTTCCGGGACTTTAAAATTGATGAAATTGAGCCTGCATGGAGAGATAAATTGATCCATGACCTAGAAGTTAACCTAAGGGCAATAGATGCCATAGAAGTCAAAGAGGTGAATCGTTTATACCCTTTCAAGGATTTCTGTTCCGAGATTTGTAAATCTGATTATGATAGCCATGTCGTCGTAGAAGACGACGTGGCTATTTGTGTATATGGGATTGCAAAAGAACCGGTTAATGGAATGTATGGGATTTACTTTCTTGGTAACAAGATATTAGAAAATGATATGCGGTGGCAGATGCGTTTTATCAAGTTAAGCAATCAAGTTATCGCTGAATGGTTAGAAACTCGTGAATGGCTATTTAATTATGTCCATACAACTAACATTAAGACGAAACGATGGCTCGAATCAATTGGGGCCGTTATTCATCCAACTGTAAAGGTTGGTGATTTAGAATTATTTACTCTCAAGAAGGAGGACTTCATATGTGCTTACCCGCAGCGGCAATCTTAACCGCAGTCAGTACTGGCATGGGATTGGTTGCTCAAAATCAACAAACTAAAGCACAATCTGCTATGTATAACGCACAGGCACAAGCGGCAGAAGCTAATAAGCGTATATCTGACCGCAAGCAAGAGCAAATTGCCATGCAACAACTACAAGAGCGGGACAAGATGGATAATCGTATGCGTCTTGTAGCTGGAACGAATGCGGCCGAGGCTGGTGCAAGCGGATTGCAAATGGTAGGGTCCCCATTACAGTTAATGGCATCTAGTTATGATGAATACAATAAAGATGTATATAACTGGGAACAAAACAAGAATAATGCTATTTACAATGAATATTTGAATGGTATGAACTATCAGAATGAGGCAAGCGCCGCACGTGCTTCCGCTAAAAATGTACGACGTCAAGGCAATTTGGCAATGGTAGGTAGTATTCTTGGTGCTGCATCATCTATGTATGGTTTAAAACAACAATATGCAGGTAGTAGTACAAGCCATAAAGCCTATAAAACTGTATATGGTGGTGATACAGATTATGATGCTATTACAGGCTTGAAACAAGGCGATGATTTAAGAATGCAACAAGGTGTAGGGCCGGGATCTATTG